GCTGCCGCTGCTTCAGGAAGCCAGCCCGCAAGAGACGCAACGCCGCCTGTTACAGCGACCGCATCAACGATTGATTTGACTTCCTCTTGCATACATCACCTAATGTGCTTCGTCCACTTCCTCAAACACAGGCTCTGAGCCAAGAATAGGCTCCTCTGGCGTCTGCTGCGCTTGCTGCTGTTGCGCTTGATAGAGGCTAATTTGGGCCTCTAAATCGGCTATTCTAAGGGCTTGACCAGCGTTTTGTTTGGCTAATGAATCAATTTTAGCCATCTGAACATACTCGTCTGCACTCATTTCCCGCTTTTGCTCACTCATTTTCCTCTCCTAGTTAAAAAACCGTATTTTAGACTTTTCTGACTATGTCTACCACTTATTTAACAGGTTAGCTTTATTGTCGGTTGGTAAGGGTATACAGGCTAATCATAAAGTTCATAGTTGTATCTTTCTCAATAAAGGTGCGATCTTCTGGGCTGTATCCAAGCAGCCGCAAAGCCCATCTAAATCTACAGTCTACTTTGGATATTTTATCGCCAACAACCTGATTTTGAGGATTAACAGTATTACTTACGTTAAAACTTCTCCCATACTGCGTGTTTGGAGAAATGTCTACAAATGAGGTTATGCTGTTTGTGCTCATCAAGGTCTCACCAAACTGAGATGTGTCATAAGTTTTAGATCCAACGCTAGAATCAATGGATTCATTGTGTTGTGAGGTCAAAAGCGCAGCTTGCTTTACTTGCACCCCCTCAAACAAGATCGCATCATTCGCAGTTGCGCTATAGGTTTGAGGATTGCTAGTCCCGCTTGCTTCTGAGTTCCAATATTGATTGCTTACGGTTATGATCGCGGGGTTGCTGTAGTTGACAACTGAAAACAAATGAAACCTGAGTCTTGTGTCAGTTCCGTTAAATTCAATAGTCATGCCGCATTTAACTTGTGTAAATATTCCTGAAATATTTGCTTGAGTTATTGTCGCAAGAGCACTGCCTAATTTATAGTTAAGGTCGTTGCTGGTCGTACTAAACAACCTTCTGCGTGTATAACCTTGATTCTCGCCTACGCTGCAAGGATGTAGATAGTCTCGCATTGTATTAGTGCCGCCGCTTGCGATTGCGCTTCCTGCGACTGTGTTGTACCAATTTAAAGCGCGAACATCCGAGTCATTTAATGAAACTTGAGTCCCAGAACTGCCGCCAGCCTCTCTGTGTATATCATTTAGGGTTATTGGCCCCGTAGCTGGTATTGCGACTCCATTATGCTTTACATACATTGCCGCAGTAGCACCTGACGAAGATGATGCAAAAGGAAATGATGAAATTCCGCTCCAAACCCATTGGGTATACGGGCCTCCTTCTTCCCCTCCCGTAGGCGGTGGATCTGGGTAATTAAAACTAGAATTATCGTTGACTATAGCCCCGCCATAAGTTGCCGACGTTCTGCTGTAGTCTGTCCCATTTATTGTTAAAACATCCCACCCATCGTTTTCATGAATGCCATAGACTTGAAATGTTATAGTGTCATTAGAGCCTTGCCATAATAAAGCTCGCACACCGTTGCCACCAAAAGCAACTAGGTATTTTTCACTTTGATTTACAGACGACGTTCCAATTACATCAGAAAATCCCGCAATTGATGGTGGATCAAACCCAAAAATATCAGTAGTAGATATTGTAAATTGGCTTATTGTGACTGCCATTCTGCTACTTGCCTTATAAGCTCTTGTTGCTGATCTACAAACAAAGCTATCTGTTCTTCTGGAGTTAAATTGGGATCAGGCTCAAGATGGAAAAATAACGTTTGACCGTTTTCAAATTCATGAGCGAATTTTAGCAATCCGTCCTCTATCGTGTACTCAGGCATCAGTCCAAACCGCTGCGCAGATGTCTTGAACTAATTGATCTTGTCCAGACACATCATCCCCTTCCACGAAAACCCTGCTTTCCTGCTTGCTTATGGGAAGATCTGAATCATCAGGGTCATCCCAAGAAACTCTGACTATTGCAGTCACCATTTTTGTAGGTTCAGAATCAGGCATCATTGGAGTTGCATGAACCTCTACATGAACCGATTGCAATTCTTCACTTTTAGTCATTGCCATTTTTTATATCCTCTACCTGTGTTTGTAAGTCTTTGATCATTTGCGTTTGCTCTTTAATTGCTTCTATAAGCAGAGGAACGATTTTTTCATACCTTACCGCTAGGGTTCCGTCTTCTCGTTCAGAAACAACCTCATCCAACACCAGTTTCACTTCTTGAGCAATTACGCCCACATCATCCTTTCTAAAATTGACCTCTCCGTTGCCGGACATTGTTTTAACGAAATCATCTTTCCATTCAAAATGGACGCCATTTATTTTATGCACCTTATCCAAGGCTGAAGTAATCGGGCGTATGTTATTTTTCAAACGAATGTCTGAGGACGAATAAGCTGTAACATTTCCAGTCACGTTGAAATTGCTTGTTGTGACGGTTATGTAACTGTTATCGGGAACTAAAATTTGATTAGTGGTTAGATTGCCGCCGCCCCTTATATAAACACCATTACCATCTTTTGCAGAAACATAAGTATTTCCGTCGCTCAATCCTGATATGATCATGTAATCACTAGCACCAGACTGGAGAGAAGTTTTCATTCCCAAGTAACTAGAGCTGTTAGAATAGGCATCTGCTCCCATTATCAAATTGCGGCTTTCTGCTTCTATCTGCCCCGATCTAGTCACTTTAAATGCGGCGCTAAAATTTATTACAGACCCAGAACTTGAGGGTGCCGTAGAGCTGACTTCATATGTCATCTCTCCGTTAAGAAAACTTATTATGGAAGAATAGTAACTAGCATATTTATTTCTCCAAGTGCTAGAACCTCCGGTCTTATAATAGTAAGCGTTAGCTGTTATATAAGAGTCGTAAGCGTTTCTGTGTAAAATACCTAATGCACCGAAACTGTGATTACTGTAGCCGAGTTCTTGGTCAATAGGCGGCGTAAACGCGTGGGAGCTTTCTCCTCCAACAATATGTTTAGCGAATACATAATTTCTATAGTCAAGTTCTAACGGAGCGTGAGTGATATATCCGTAACTGTCTGAAGTGCCAAAGATTATATGAGATCCACTACTTGTAAATTTTGCGGCGATGCGAACGTCAGCATCTGTACCAGTAGAAAATGGTGCTTCAATCAAAGAAACATAATCGCCTGCAACATAGCTTTTCCCTACGACGTATCCTTGACCTCTGCCTGAATTGGTAGAGCTACTGACGAAAGTAGTTCCAAGAGATGTATCTACATATTTATATACTGATCCGTCAGGCCTTACGCTAAACCTCCTGCTTATGTCGGAAGCAGTAACAAAAGATATTTCGGCGTTGGTACTACTATTCCATAGATAAAGCTCGTTACTTGGTAGGCCGTTACCAGTCCCGTATCCGTTTTTTATTAAATATCCATCGGCTCCACTGCCACTTTCAAGCCATAGATAAGTCAAGTTAGATATGGCGTTTGCTGTGTAAGTTGATCTAATTTTGAAATAAGTAGAACTTAGGTTATTTGTATAATTTAGAAATGAATCGTTGATTGTAAAAGTGTTAGCGTCTCCTGAAGGGTGAAAGGCGATCTCACCGTTGCTATTATAAATATTTAGTGAATTTGCACCGCCCCAGTCTGAATATGTAGAGCTACCTTTAAAAATCTGTGCGTTTCCACCTTCGGCATACCAAACAATGTTGCTATAGCCAGTTTGAGCCGAACTGCCTAATCTAATCGCGTCGAATGATCCTGCGCTGCTTGTGACATTAATTTGACCCGATGCAATACTGGTGATGTTCGTCATAACACGACTAGTGTTAAGGACGGTTTCACCGCTAATCTGCAAATCTGAAAGAATATTTATGCCAGACTTTCCGTAAGCACTTCCACCGTCTATCTCAATGCCCGTTTCAAACTCAATTCTTAACTGCTGATAGTCTGGGGCAGTCCAGTCACCAGCGTTGCGATAAATTCCATATGTGTTGCTTGTATGCCAAAAGATACCTTCGTCTACTGAAGCATTGTGCCCTACTGTACTGCCAGCCTTGACCGTACCAAAGCCCATAACTGATGAATCGGTCAAACGAAAATTGTTAATAGCACTAGTGCCAGATGCAGAAGTGATACTGCCTTTTGCATAAACATCACCTGTTGACGCGGTAATCGTCATCAAAGTATCAGCCCCTGTTGAGGCAAACAGGAATTTTGGCTGCGTGGTATCTCCGTAATTGGCTGCGTTTGGCACATGGAAAGACAAATTTCTATCAGAGACAGCAGCGCCTCTGCCGACCATGTAATAATTATTTATGGCGTTGTTTGTGGCAGAACCGCCAAGGGTTATGTGCCCCCACTGAGCACTGCCTGTGTTGACAGTTTTTATCACTCCCTCATAAGTGTTATTAGTTCCGTCTGCAGTCGCTCTTATAATAGCTCCAGAGTTGATTTGGCCAGTAATAGCTACGTTACCGTCATGGTCTAGTGATAATCCTGTTTTAGACCCTTGATTGTAACTATTTGTAGTAGACAAATACATCTTTGTACCGTAGCTACCGTCTGATCGCACATAAATCCCTGCTTGTGCGGTCGCTCCACTGCCTGTATCTGAAGCTCCGAAAGTTATTGCGCTTCCTGCGTTGTCAGCCGTTGAATTAGGATTTAGGTGAATGCTGCCGATCCCAGTTCCTTGAGTAGTATCATCCCAGACTTCGCCGCTATAACCGATAATTTTACGCCCACGGAAATGATAACTTCCTGTGTCTGTAGACTCTCCCCAGTAAACATGCTTTCCGGTTTCATAGTTGTAAACCCCAGAAATGCTAGAGTGTGTAGAAAAGTGTGGGATTCTCCAAAAGTCCGCTGAGCCTGCTGATGCAATCTTCAACTGAGCATTGACTATGTTGGTAAAGTCACCACTTCCTCCGGTATATGATCCGGTCACTTCTATACTAGTCGGGAAAATGCTTCTGTCGTTGTGAATCACGGCGGTGCCATTCATAAGCAAATTACCGCTTACAATGTTGACCATTCCGCTGCCTAGAATTGCGAAACGCTCATTAGATGTGGCTTTGTCAGCCGCTGTTTTCGTGTGAAAACGTATTGCAGCAACGTCGTTGTCATAAGTTGTATGTAAATGAACATCACCCACGCTGTTGTCATACCAGATTTGAAAGCCTTCTGATGCAATTCCCCCTTGGTCAGATCTTAGGTTTAAAATAGGGTCGTAACTCCCATTTCCCCTTATGTCTACAATTGTATCGTCACCAGTTTTTTTGATATCCAAGTCGCCAGTTAAAGCCCCACCAGCCAAAGGTAAGTGACCTACTTGTGAATAGGTATATGCCGTATTAGCGTTTGCTGAACCACCGCTAGGCCATGACACTGCGCCTGTCAGAGTGCCACCAGAAAGTGGCAGATGTCCGACTTGGCTATAAGTGTAAGCAGCGTCCCAATTTGTGTTCGTTACATTAGACAACACGCCGGAATGGATCACTTCAGCGGCGATCATCCCTGAGTCAAAACTGTCTAATTGCTGCGTAGAGAAAGCTAGTCCTGAAAAATAAAATGTCCCACGCTTATTTGTGATTCTTATGGAACTAAAATTGTCTAAACCAGTTCCTATTTTGACAATCGCTTGTCCATCATGCTCTACCGAATTTCCCTCGTTACTATTTTCTACTGACTGTCCTGTGCTTATCCTGCCGAGAAATACAAGATCTCCGTCAGCTTGTACCGCATGAACATCAACGTAACCCCCATTAGACCATTTTAGAAACGACATGTAACAAGTATCAGCTCCAGCAGGGATGTCGTATTGCTTATATGCTCCAGCGTTGGCGGTATAAGAATATCCTGCGGCGAGTTTTATACTTCCCCACGAGCCTGATGTCGTGCTTGAAGTCCAAGTTCCAGACTCAACATCTTGATCCGTTGCTTTAAGATAAGTCTTTGGAATATTAGCGCCGTGACTAAACTCAAAAGAATCGCTGGCGGTCTTCCATAAAATAGAAGCATCTGTGCTTGCGTCGACCGCATCTTGAATCGTGATCCCCGCGTTATCGGCAGTTGATGAACTGTCACCCGTGGAATAGTTTAGGGTGATGTTGTTGTCTTTAACGGTCAGGTTGTCAGTGTCTACGGTGGTAGTTGTGCCTTGAACTGTTAGGTCGCCGCCGATAGTGACATTGCCGTCGGTGCTTATATTGCCTGCGGCATCAATGGTTGTGCCGGTGCTGCCGTAACCACCGCCGACATTTATCCCCGTCCAGTTATTTACGAAACCGTCTTCCCGAATACTAAAAGTTTCAAATGTTGAGTTGTAATCCTTAATGCGGAAAATCTTATCCGTCGTGGGATTGGCTGATGTATAGGTTACTTCTAAGCTATCCCTAACCTCGGTTTTTGTATCGCTAATAATCAAAACGCTGTTACCGCTTTCATCTTGAAAATCATTGATCTCGCCAGATCCGACGGTAATAGTGTTGCCGTTAGCCAAGGCCATGTAATTAGATTGCACATACCCAATGGTAGCTGTTGCAGATGGGGCATCAGATAATGTCCCGTTCGCGGCTACTGTAAATCCTGCCGCGTCTGTTTCAAATTTAAGCGTAAACGGTGGGGAAGTGCTGACGTTCATGTCAGTATCGCTGCCAGCAGTCTGCGATAGACTAACTCGGAATATATAACTACCAGCCGCAAAACCTGAGACGCTGCGAACAAATTGCAAATTACCGATTGAGTCTATTGCATGAATGCCGCGAATGTACGATCTAACTCCCGCACCAGTGTTTGTGAATGTAGCCACACCGTATTTAGTCGAGTCAGATGGTGATCTGACCGCAGTTCTAGTTAGCTGAACAGCCGACCCAAACGTAGACCAGCTTGACCCGTTATTCGTTGAGTATTCTATCGTGGCCGTTATTTCAGACGGATATTCGCCGCCGTATGATGTGACTTTCTTGCTTGCCGGAGTTCCAGCCAAAAGTGTTAAAGTGATCGTTTGCGATGCGCTCAATATCAGTGCGGGGTTAGGATTGCTCGACGTAATTTCGACCGACGGATTTTGAACAACGATACCCGTTTCTTGCGAGACAGCAGCCAACCCTATGCCAACCAAGCCATCTTGCGCTGAGTCAAACATGATGGCAGTCGTATCATCGGGTCGAGTTACTACCAACCTCGTTGCTGTGACTACGCCGTTTGCATCAACTTTAAACGATGCGTCAGCCGGTGCCGCAGCGCCAGCGTACAATTTAAATTCAGGGTCGCCACCGTCCATCGTGGCAGATGTTGCGCCAGATCCAGCAATAAACTTTGAGTCAGTGCTAACGTCGCCAGTAAATGCGCCAGAAGAGGCATTTACAGTTCCGGTGAATGTTCCGCTTGTTGCGGTAATGTTTCCGGTAACGGCCAAATTTGTACCGTCAAACGTCAGCGCCTCGTTGCTCGCGTTGCCTATGCTGAATTTATATTTACCCGTCGGAGTGCCGTCGACGTATCCAAGAAAGAAGCCTGTGCCGCTGTTGTAGGCACTTTGACCGCCCTTTATAGAGCCGCCTTGATTCATTGTGATGCCGCCCTGAGTGACGGTTGTGCCAGCTTCAATCCCGCTTGTTGCTACATCTTGACCTGTCGTTGTGGTCGCAGATCCCGTGTTGATTGAAATGGTATCGTTGTTTATATCAATACCGATTGTCGGATTAGCAACGTCATCCCATTCAACAGCACCAACTGTCGCGCTATCAGAGTTGCTTAAATCGGACTGACTAGCCGCGTCAGTTCCTATATTTTTAATTGCCCTGACCCAATAATACCTCTGATCTCCAACAGAAACCGCGTCAGCAGGATTCGCCCCATCATGAATAAATTGGGTTCCGTCAGTCTCGCCAATTTTTACCGCTGAAGAAAAGGATGAGTTTGGTGACGCGTAAACATAAATAGTGGCGTAATCTGCTGGCCGCAAAGGGTTTACCCAATTAAGTTCTATATTCTTTAGCCCAGCAGTAGCATTTAAGCCAGACGGGCTAGGAACGCCTCTGAATGCGTCTGTGATGTCGCCTGTGGCAGTGATGGTAGAATATTCATTGTTTGGCGTTACCGTGGGATCAGCATAAGAAGTATAAGAATCTTCTCGGAGCGTAAGATTGACACCGCCTTCATCTGAAAACGTCCAGCCTACGCACATAAAGACTTTGTTAGTCCAGCTCAATTCCTCAATAGATACCTTGACTCTATCTCCTGCGGTAATTCTTAGCGCTGATAAATTCGCGGGGAAGGTGATTACTTTTTGTTGATCAGTTAATTGGATAAGCTTATGTGCAAGTCTTTGCGCCATGTAGCTTGAGTTGGTCATCGGAAACTGGACTTCTTTTTCTAAGACTTCCCCGTTGTCCCTATTAACAGCGTCAGATAACTGTACCTTTGGAAACTCGGTTGACTTGTGATTCTGCGCTGGATCAACAAAAAGACCTTTAATCGTGTTGAATCTGTCTGACCGCTCAAATGATGTTTTGATGCCAATAGCCCCGATAAGGTCATCTTCGTTAAGACTCTCATAGGGATTCTGAACGGTTTCAGCTTCGTAAATACCAGCATGAAGAATATACTTGCCGTTGGAATAAACGAGATGCCCGTTCATTGCAGACAAGATCTTGTTGATATTTGTACGGTGTGAATCAGTTCCGAACAAAACACCGTTTACCGTGAAGCGCTTTTGTGTCCCGTTAGGAACATCAACAGAAACATCACACCCATTCGCCGCAGTTACTACTGCATTCCAGTCTATTTTTGATGGGGCAATACCCATTCCGAAATCTTCGTTGATCAAGTAATCAGCCAGAACCAAAGCAGGATTTTGACCTTGGCCGACATAACTACCAGCCGTTGCGTTATAGGTAATGAATAAATCATTAGTAGGGTTGTCGCCGTAACCGCCTGTGTCTAGCCTCGGATCGTAGACCGGCTTACCTTTGACGATAGCTTTAATGTCTGACGGTGCGTACTTGTCCCAAACTTCTGCTGAGTCTTCGTTCAGCTTCCATTTCATTGCTATGTAAGCAATGCCTTTACCCTGATGGGCTGAAGTGTAATCAGCAAACGTGCCAGCCATCATAGAATCAGCAGTTTGTGTAGCCGTTCCTAAATGCTTGTTGATTACACAAATAGTCGTGCTGTTTTTAGGGCCAAAAGTCCCTCCTGTAACATTACCCCCAGCACTAGACCCGCCGTTTATCTGAGAATCTTGTATCAGCTTATTGTCAAAGTAGATATCCGTAATATCTGTGACTTCATGACCTGCTAAGGCTATGACGTGATACAGATCTTCGTTGTCAGTTCCAGCCATCCCTATATAGGAAATAGGGCCACTAACAAGCGTCTCACCATATATCGTTTTATAAGGTTCTGTGGTTGATCTTACTGTTCTTTGTCGGCTTGCATCGGTATCGACTTTAGGCATGTCGATCTCATACAAGGAAGCCATAGCTTTGTTTGCTACTAGCGTAACACCAGCAATAACTGCGCCTCCTAACGCTATTGCTTGCGCTATTCCAAGTGAAGCGGCAGCGCCAAGCCCACCGACAGCGCCTGCTACTGCAATACCCACATTTTGCAAAAATAATAAAAAAGGTGCTACTGGCCCCATAATTTCCAACCCATAACGATGAATTCTTTAGGCATTCTGGCTAGACCTTTTAATGTCAGGCATACCGCTTGATTTCCTAATTTAACGCCTAGAAGCTGTGTATCAGGCAAGGTAATTAATACAGGGCTACCATCAGGAAGACTGTCAATCTCGGCTGTAGACTCGCCTAAGACCGTTGAAACAGTGTCTTCTAGGTCGCCGTTAGACCTGATTATCTGATACGCTTCGTCTTCTGAATTATAGTGGAAATCAGTCAAATAGTCTTTTCCGGTCAGCTCTTTTACAATGAATCCAGCAAACTGGCAGCAATCAGCGTCGCCGTAGGTAAAGTCCCGACGCTCCCATTTGTTTAACGCTTGCAGAACTTGCAACTGCATTAATCAACAGTTTGAGTTGTTAAACGTTTAGCATCATCTTCAGGGTAATTGCTACCAGCAGTCCTAGCTCCCCAGTTGAACTTAGCACCTTCAACCTTGTGAATATGGCTAAAGAATAAATCGCCTGAATATCTTTCTTGCTGGGCCGCGTTGGTGTACATCAAGTTCCGTGATACGTCGAATCGTGAAAGCTCAGACTCCGCGATTAATTGAATAGCGTCGCCGCCATCAGCACCAACGGTTAGATTCATTTGATCCATGAATCCAGCCCAAATCTGCGTAGGGTTAGCAATCAAAGCATCGTCAGCATCTAGGACGCCTAGATAAACCGTTACAGGGTGCATGAAATAGTTTTCGGTCAGTGCTGCGCCCGATATTGTGGCATCAAGACCTGAAAGCATTAAGGTTATAGCATAAGGGCTAACGTCTTGACCTTCTTCAACCTCACTTATAGACCCAAGATCACCCACACCAAGCCAGTCTTGACCGCCCCAAGTATAAGTCCCCAATGAGTTGTGAACGTATATCGTCCCGCTCGGAAACTCCAGCTTTGCGAATGTAACAATAGCAACATGCTGTTGTACTAATGCCGTTGCTACGTTTGCCGGAAAACCCCTGCTCATACTAGAACGTCCTCGACCGCCTCAATAGTGAATGATGAAACAATTCCTGCTTGGTTGTCCCAAGACGTAGCACTGGAAAGCATAAACACTCCAAATATTGGCTGTAGATAATCGATAGCCTGATCGTTTACAGTTGGCTTCCTTATTGGTGGCGCTAAAGGAATTCCGTTCGTTGTCGTTGTTGTTCCGTCGCTGTTAGGTTTCTCAAACTCCAAACCTCCGTCAGACTTACTATTCACATCTTCTGTGACCATATGTAGCTCATTGTTGAACGCAATATAGTCACCAGCTTTTAAATATCCATTTTGATTAGCTGTAGCACCATCTGCCAACAAAATTGCACCAGTCTGATCTGCTCCGTTTACGAGCAATGTGTCAGCAGGATTTGAAGGTGCAATACCTCTTTTCGTTGCTGAATGATCATATAAATACATTCTATGCTCTTGCCCATTTAGCTTCGTAAGGAATGCTTGCATTATTGCCCTGTCATTTCCAGACAAATTATTAAACTGCATTGAGACTTTCCATAGAGATCCTTTCCGGCCAACTGTCTGGACTGCGTTAGTCAATGGGCTTTGAAACGTCCTTGTATTCGTTACCAGCTCAAACGTGCTGGACGATGGCGTTATTGATGGAAACATATAAACAGTCATCAGACGAATCTCCTGCGACGCATCAAATCTTGTATTGTAGCGACTGTTTGCTGCGAACTCTGCTGCATTGCTGCGCGAATCTTCATATCTACGCTTGCGTCAGCACCCTTCGCGTCAATGTTGTTGATAATCGTAATGCCTTGGCCTTGGCCCTTCGTATGGTCTATGACTGATTCGTTAGGATGAAGCATTGCAGGGAAACCGCCCTTGCCATCAATGCCGCCCGATCTTGAACCGCGACCAGTAAACCCACCGCCTTCAAATGATTGTGCGCGAATCTGTGCGACTTGGCCTAGACCAGCAGCAACTTGTGCGCCAGCCATAATGAACGACAGCGGTGGTGGATAACTTGAAAGGGCTAACGTTGCACCCTGATAGGTCTGCATGACCGCTTGGGCTATCTGGAAGGCTTTGTTCAATGCGAATAGTTTTTTGTTGTTTTGAGCTATGCCTGAGAATTGATTGCTTAATTCACCTAGAACATGGCTTGTCTGCGCTGTTGCAGATTTCATCTCAAACTCTTTTCGCTTCTTCGCACCTTCTGATGCTTGTTCTTGAAAGAATGTCAGCTTCTCAATAACTTTTTGACCATTAGCATCAGCGTCTTCAAGCATGACTTTAGCCGGTGCATTATCAGCTATTTGCTCTGCCATCCTTCTTGATGATTCGACGATGCCATCAAAAGTTGCTTGTATCCCTTCGCTTGGCAATGGCCCGTTTAACATTTCTGCAACTCTATCAAGACCTAAACCAATGGCACCTTCCATGTTCGCGATCATGCCATCGACTTTTCCGGTATCAATCAGATCCATACCAAAGACGCCAGCCATTGCATTATATTTTTCAGCTAAGAATTGAAAGGCTGGGTTTATTTTGGTCAGTATTACTTCAACGACTTCCAGCAATTTCACAGACAGCTTTGCAAATCCTAATCGAAGATAGAAAACCCCGTCTGCTAAAAGTCCGTATCCTTTAAGAAGAACCCTAACAACCCCTTCACCTATTGTTCCAAAGTCTTCGTTATCCAAAGCTGCTTGTCTGAAGTTATCGGCCACAGTCTGAATTAATGGGCTAAAATTAGCAGCTAACTGATTACCCAAGCCAGTGAATACTCCGGTGGCTCTTGTGACAGCATCGTTCGCCATCTCAATCTGTGCCGCGTCTACTCTTGAAACAGCAATTCCTAAATGCTCTGCTTCTGCCGCCATGATCGCAAGATTTTCAGAACCGCCTCCAATCATGTTTAAAACAGCAACGCCCCTAGCGCCGAATAGATCTGTCGCGATTCTGACCTTATCTGCCTGATTCGTGACGCCTTGCATTGCTTCAGCGACTTTCGACATCTGCTGATCTAAAGGCATCTGTTCTAAAATGCCAGCACTAAGACCTAATTCAATCAAAGCGTCTTTTGCCACACCAGTACCATCAGCCGCGTCACTAACACCAACAGCTAGATTCTGAAGTGATTTTTCTAGGGTTCTATTTTCTACACCCGCAAGGCTTGCAGCGTGTTGCAGACCGGCTAGTTTTTCTGTGGCTATACCTAAACGATCAGAAGTCTTTGCCAAAGCATCGACAGATGCCATTGATGCCTTGGTCAAGGCTACACCAGCAGCAACGCCAGCCGTTGCGAACGCTGCGCCGATCTTTGCAATCTTGGTGACTGATGCACCGATTGATTTATTTAGACCGCCTAACTTCTTGTTAAGCGAATTAAAGGCAGCGGCTGTTTTATCCTGCGCTGTTAGCTGTAGTTTAACGTCCCGAGCCACTATTTTTCACCTCAAAGTATGCGATCCATCCCCGAAATTCGACCACGCCCATCTCTAAAACTTCTTCAACCGTCTTGTGAAGATGTTCTGCTAACTGATAACAGAACAGTAGGGCATGATCGTCTGTCAGTTTTTTTCCAGATCCTCATCCTTTGGTTGCATCTCTGCAATCTCGCCAGCCACCCTAATCAAAACGTCAGGGTCAACTGATCGAACTATCTCGACCAGTTCTAGCTTTTTGAAACAAGGATCGCCGTTATCATCTACCAGATAATAGATCAGGGTCAAAGCTAAACCTTCATCCATCTTTTCAGATGTCAGCTTCTGTTGAATTTCCATCTTCTTCTTGACGGAAATCTGTGGCCTCACAAAATAACGACCACCCCATTCGGGAATATCAATCGGCTTAGGATCACTAGCCAAGACTGATTTATAATGTTCCTGTGCCTTCTCCAGAATGCCCATTATACGGTTGTCTTAGTTAATGCACTTTTACCCTGAAACGTAATCGACGCTTCAACCATTCCGTCAAAAGATGCTGAAATGCTTATGCCTGTCACAATACAAGTCCCAGAATAATAAGTATCACCAGCATCTGCCCCTTCTGGGAAGAATTTAATGCTTGGTTCATCGTTAATAACGATGCCATTTTGACCACTATCTGTCTCATCCCAGTAAACATCGGCTGACCCTGTGAATGATGTCAGCGTTGGTTTATAAGTTCTGAAGGTCGAAGTCATGGTAGTATCTTCAACAGTATCGCCAGTCTCATCTACTGAAAAACTTCTTAGCTGTGCAACAGCGACATCATCAATTTTTAATACGCCATCTTTACCTACATGGGGCATGATTATCTCCTATTTAAGGTGTTGCAGTGTAGTCGGTTAGCGCACCGCTACCTTGCAAAGTTATGGAAGCCTCTACCATTCCATCGAAAGACGCTGACCGGCTAACACCCGTGACGATAGCAGAACCTTGATAGAACGTATCTGCTGGTGCGGCTGAAGAATCGCCTTCTGGAAAAAATTTTATTGTGACGCTTGACCCAACAGCTAAAGCTGTCTGTCCTGCGTCGTTTTCGTCCCAGTAAACATCAGCAGATCCTGTGAATGCTGTGGTAGTTGGAAGAAAGACTTTCGCCGCCAACCCCATTGTTGTGTATTCAACGGTATCTGCTGTCTCGTCAATAGAAAAACTTCTAAGATTAGCAACTACGGTTCCGTCCTCTTGGCCGCTTGTGCCGCCGACTTTTATGATTCCGTCTCTGCCTGTATGCGTAGCCATTATTCAGACTCCTTTTTTTCAATTTCTTCATCAGCTTTTTTTACTGATTTCTTTTCTTTGACTGGCTTCCAACCTCTAGCCAGCTTTGACTCTACTTTAGACGGATGAAAATCAACCGTAATCTTTCCATCTGGGCTTTTAAGTTCCATTTCTGGCTCCTATAAAGGTACATCTGGACTGTCAACAGCAGTCCTATATTGTACTAGATAAGTCAAGGACACGACACCTATTGGCTGTTCACCTTCACCGTTATAACTAATTTCTGTGCCTGACAAATACGCGAACTTTGCTAGACCGTTTAACGTTCTGTCAGCGCCTAACGCTACTTCTACTTCCTTGCAGATATCATCAACCACATCATCAAAATCTGTTGTCGCTTTGACGTAACCTTCAACAACTACCGACAGTTCTCGATTAGTCACCAGAGATGGCCCCATTATGTCGGTAGCCGAATCTTCGCTAGTCGAATAAACCAACAAAGCAGGCATATTGCTATCAGATAATGGATAGACCCTAGACTGAAAAACATTAGACCCCGTTGTGGTCAATCCTGTAACTGTTGTAGCTACTTGCTCCCTGATTTGTTGCCTGACGTGATCAGCCATTATTGTTCTTCCAATACCAGAGCAACCACGCCGGTATGATCTGGCTGGACGCTGACAACCTTGTAATTTGTCGCATTCTTAATTGTATTACCATCAAGATCGGTAATCGCTGCGAATGCTAAAGCATCACCGAATATAGCTCCTCGCAAATCCTTAGCCTTTCCATATACGACCGGCTGGCTTGATTGAACGTCAACCGAGTCACCTGAAACAGCAAAATATTCTTGGTCTAATATGACCTTAATCGTCGCTGCTGACCCACCCGTTGGCGTATAGGTACAAGACACGCCATGACCTAGCACGTCAAAGTATCCATCGAAGTCAGCATCGAACTCTAAACTCATCGCTTCGCGACTTTTTCAACAGCCTTCTTTTTTAAAGGCTTTTCTTCTTTGGTGAATTCTACGGCATGCCCTGAACTGATGTACTGTCGGGCTTCCGCTGAAGATACTAAAACTACGTCACCGATGGCTCTAGGCACACCATGAACGTGACAAGGCATTTTTATAACTAATTCCATAATAATCCCCATAAGATTGGGGGGCCGAAACCCCCCGTTCTCATTAGCTTGCAATGATGTCTTTGATTACCGCGAAAGATTCGGGGTATCTAAGAGCAACATCTAAGTCTTGGAAGAACGCTAATCGCGTACCGCCAGAAGTAGACAAGCTGCTTTGATCAACAACCACGTCAACGCCAGACCAGAAGCCGAGCATAATTTGACTGAAGTCGCCGTAGATCATTGCTGACAACGCCGTTCCGGTTCCTTTGGTCAGATCAGAAGGCACCAAAGTGCTAGAAGCTACTTCAGTTCCTAAGATCGTGCCGTTTGGATCCATGATAAAGTTGCCTTCAACACCAGACGCTTGCTTGCTGACAGTCCGTAAAGCCGCGATGACTTTAGGGTTGGTCAAGAAAGCAGAGCTGTTGATCATGGCATTGTCTTCTTCGACAGCCTTCATCAATTCAACTACTTTAGCGTAGGTGATAGCAGCACCGTTGGTTCCCATTGATACAACATTAGTAGAGCCGTTTGCAATGATGCCCGATGGTGCATTTGCAGCGCCGCCTTCGATAGCTACGTCATCGATCTTTCGTGCGAAAGTGTTGATGATGTCGTTACGAAGAACCTGTTCTACGGATGGATCTGATTGCTGTGTTAGCCTTCTCGAAACGTCAACGTATGCCGCTAGCGTTTTCGGGGACATGGTTACTTGTGCAAACGTAGCTGCGCCTTCGCTGGGTGCTGAACCTTCAGCAACAAATGCTGAATTGGTTACAGAAGCACTGAGCTTAGGAATAGCAACATCGCCCTTCAGACCCTGCATTACGCGAGCACCCAAAGAAGTGATAGTCAATCGAGCATACAATGCTTCGATGAACTGGTCTGCCAAATGGTCAGTACCAACCAAGAACCCACCTTGGCTATCAGTGCCAGCAGTTTGATCACGTTGGCCCCAGTTGATGTTAGCAGGAAGGTAGAAGCCTCGGGCTTCTTTGCCAGAACGAATTGCAATCTCGTCTGAGATTTCACGCTCATAGCCAGCTTCACGCCAGTCACCAGATGAAGCAGCTTTAATAGCTCGGATCAAGCTATATTCACGCCGCTCACTTTTCGCTACGTCAACGACAGCAGCAGGCGTTTCTAAAGGTTGATCATTTCGCACAGCTTCAAGAAGCTCGCCACGGAATTGCTCAACGGTTACACCGCGTTCAATAGCTTTTTCAGCTAAATCACGCTGATTGTGGTGCTTACCCAATGCAATGATCTCAGACACAGATGCTAATGCTTCTGCCTTGGCTGACTCACTGACTTGGCGCACATCGACTTTAGTTTCTTCAGTCATAGTTTCCACCTTATTAGTGTTTAGAGTTTTTTCTGAGGATCGACCAACACCAACAAATTTTGAGCTATCAGCAGGGATTGAAACAATCGATGCTTCCATCGGTGTCCAGCTTGCCCTGTAGTATTCTCGACCTTCATTGTCTTTGGCGCGAACCAGCTTTTTGACGCTATATCCGACAGAAATATTCTGCTTTATACCGGATTTCACGTCTGCAAAAACCTCTTGAGCCAAGGCTGAATTGCCAAATTCAACCAACGCAACGGTGCGCCGATGCGTCTCGTCAAGGTAAAATGATCGCACCACACCTATCTGTTCATCCATTTTATGGTTGTTCAAAAGGGGCGCACGACCTGAAGCCATAAACTCCATGTCTATGTCTTCCTTCTTATGGCTTAAAACCTCTAAGCCAAAATCACGTTCGACTGGACTTTCGCTAGAAACTCCAATCCGAACAATTCTTTTTTCTTCATCTATAGCACCGCTAGAAAGGTCAACAGTGCGATAGACCATTTCAGAAGCCTTGCTTCTTTCGATATCTTCAGCCATCGCTTCATATTCAGCGTCTTCAGCTTGAACCTCATCGACGATTTCGACTTCTTCGCTTGTTTCAGCCTTAGCCAATTCGATGATAAATGAGTCTTCTGTTTCTTCCACATTAACTATATGTCGTTCCATGTCTTTCACCTCGTCAGTCATGGGTATATTATCACTAATGTCAATCAAATCCGATGATCTTTCATCGTCTTTCATTTGCTCAACCAATCTTTTTGACCAGCTAAAACCAGCATCACCACCCCAAAGCGCCCAAGCTATCCTACCATTCGACGGATATCCTTCTTCGCCTTGGTTAAAACCTTTGCCCTTCTTGTCTACTTCATGCCGTGAAAAGAATGAATACATCCTTTTTACCGTAGAATCTGACAGGTTCTTTCCGTTGACGATATCTCTAGCGCGAGCAATCCCGACTTCAGTACCGCCACGACCAAACTCACGCCGCCAATCAAGACCGCGCTGCGCGTCTTCTTTCATGCCTTCAGTCGGAGTCGGCATCATCGCTTCCTTGAATGTCTGCGTCTACCGGCATCTTCATTCCAAACGGCTGGAACGCTGTCTTCACGCCATACTGAGTAGCAAGTTTATCTTCGCGTTCGTGCTGCTCAAATAGTTCTTCAACATCGCGCCCATAGTTGGATTCTATGTCTTGATACGTCACGATGCCATTCTGAAGCCCAGCGATATTCGCCATCATTTCTTTCTGCGGATCAACCCAACCCCAAGACCTTGGAATATACGTCACGCCATCGGCAAACTTGTCGTATTTCTGGATAGGAAGATTGATGCTTCTAGTCATCGCGTTCTTCAACCAGCTTCGGAATACCGGCTCGATGAAGTGTTCAATCATGAACTTCTGAAGCACCCTGTACTGGTCACGATCCTCTAAGCTGCCAGCCCTTAGAGATGAATAATTTACGCTGGATAAGTCGTTAGAAATGCTGTGATAACTTATGTTCAGACCTGACGCTATGCTTCTAAGAACAGCAGTTGAAAAACTTTCAAACGCTGTCGTCGGATGTGCTACGTCAAAGGCTTTAAAGTCCATCCCAGCAGGGAGCTGCTCAAATGTCGCCGGTTCGGCATAAGTGATAGGCGTATATTCGTCTTCAAGATCATCGCCAACGTAACCATCACCCGCTGGACTTGTAAAGAATCCCATCTTCGCGCTTGCTACTCTAGCAGCAGTTATTTCTGCTTCGTAATACCCGTTCAGCATTTTGATATTGCCCATGACCGGAGCCACGAAAGGATAACCGCGAGTCTGTTCTGGGCGCTGACGCACGAAAGCATGAATGATTTCTTCAGCCGGTACGCGAATCGTTTCATTGTTCTGATTCAAACCTAAGTCGTTGGGATGGTTTTTATAAAGATGATAAGCAACCGGCTTTCGGTTCTGATCAATCTCGACCCCCATCACCACCCGATTTCCGTTGGTGTAGATTTCATTCTTGGTTTCGTTCAGATGATCAGCTTCTAAAAACTCGATCTTATAACCAAAGTCACTAACCGGATCTGTAATCTGACGAATGATAACCTCACCGTCACGGGCTAAGGCTTCGATGAACAGCCGCTGACAGTCGATCAAAGACATCTGTCCGTCAACTGTACAGTTGCCCTTCTTAGACCACTTGCGCCACGCCTGTTCAATAGTCGTGTTCGCGACCGCATCAAGACTACCGTCTGCGTCTCGTGATTTAGCATTAACCCTGATGCCGTTATGGCCGACCACATTAGAGTTCAGCAAGTTCAAATATCTGGCGACATAGGCGTCGTTTCTTGACAACTCCCTGCTACGATTTCTTAACGTGACAAGGGCTTGTTTTAATTCCTGATCAGCACTAGCTGAAGAACTAAAAAAGTCAGCGAATAGCCGACCACCTTGAGCACCTTTGAATGATCTTTGCAGCTTAATCTGCTTGCGAACTTCTTTCTTCTTGAACGGATTCCAAGCCATCAGAATCTTACTCCGATTAGATTGCCGCTAGGCTTCTTGTTTCTGATTCGGGCTTTCTTGACTTCTTCGTTGTATTCCGCTCGATAACGATCCCGAACCGTGAATAATTCATCGATAGACATCCTAGAAAGGCTTCTGCCAGCGATGCTGAATGAACTTTGATCAATAGTCGCCCTGTTCTCAATAACGGCCTGAACCGCGTCTAGGACTTTCTTAGCATGAGTTCTGAGATCTGCATTGGTGTCTGCATAGTTGGCGACCAGCGTAGAAATGCCGCTATCTACTGCGACACGTTCAGAATCAGAACTTCTTGTGATGTAAGCGAACCACTTGTATTGATGCGCGTTATAAGCCGCTGTTGTGGATGAATCGACTTCGACAATATAGGCAGTAGTCGTTTCCGTCGCCGTGATGGTGAATTTATGAGCGCCACCACCACCCGTATCACAGTGGAATTCGTACGTTAAAGCGTACTGGTCAGTAGGGTAGTCGGTGACTAAATCAGGTCGTTTCCAGACCCATCTATCACCTACAACAAGCGTTTCAGGCTCTTGCTGTGGGTAATTCTCACGATCAAAAAGGTTTGCCATTTTATCGCCATGCGTTGGTGTAGTTTTGTCGTTGCCTACGCTGAACGGGCCGCCTTCTTACTGGCTCGCTTTGTTCAGGTTCTTCAATCTTCTTTGGTTCTGCTGATTTTGCCTGAATCCGTTCCGCAATGCTATTGACATTCGCATTAATTATACTATAAGCAGCTATACTGTAAACAAAACAATCTAAAGCCTCATTCCTTGGGCGAATCTTTTGGAAGACCCGCTTCTTATACCCCCTAACGAATCTAGTGACGATCTTCTCCGCTGTCAGTTGTCGAAAGTATTCATCGTTTAACGTGTCTGAAAAATGCACATAACCGGCACCTTCTTCTTCGATTCTAAGCCTTGCGAAGATCAAATTCTTAACCGTATCAACTCCGACCGGAAACAACCGACATTTAACCGTGTTATTTCTTGAAGGCTTGCCAGCTATGGGCTTGCCTTCACCACCTACACCCTTGATAGCGAATACTCGACGACCAAAGTTTTTGTTGGCGTACTGATAAACCGTGTTCGTGAAGTGACCACCTGAGTCAATAGCCGTAGCCCTAACAGCGATTTCACGGCCATCTTCTGTTTCAAATGTTCTTGAAATCTGAGTATCTAATGCTGTCCAAAGCTGTGGTGTAGAAGGATCGCCATACATAATTTCATGATCAAGCACCCACGATTCTTCGTCTCGACCAATCCCCAAGAACGTGATTTCAATTCTGTCGTCCTGTACGTCAGCCCCAGCAACGACCATGACCACGCCTTCAGGAACTTGATTAAAGTGTTCTTTTCTTTGCATCAGGTTTAATTCATCGACGCTTTCACCTTCGTCTTCCCAGACCTCACCCAAGTAAGTATTCGTCCAGACCTTTAGCTGTTCTGGGTTTTTCTTAACCGCCAAAAATTCTCTAACTCCGTCAGCTAGTGGAGTCCACGGTGAATATAACCCTGAAATCTTGAATCCTGCGATGCCTTTGAAGTCTTCGCCAGCAGACCAACGACCGTTTCTGATAGACCATCTTCTATCGGCATCAGACCATAGCGTACCGCATTCGTCACAAAGGTATTTAGCCGTGTCAGGATCTTCATCAGTCCACCTGACGCTAGGCCATTTTAAGACCTGTTCGTGATCACAATGCTTACATGGGACATAATATTCACGCTGATCAGACCCTTCATAGGCATCTTCGATTCTGGAAACGCCTTTGATCGTTGGCGTAGATACCATGATGATCTTACGATTCCAGAAAGTTGACGTTCGCTTTTTACCTAGATTGACTGGATCACCTTCTGATCCTGCTGATGCAGGGAATCTATCGACCTCATCTGCGAGCAAAATCCTGATCGGTCTACTGGCTAATCCTGCTGGACTATTAGCGCCGACCAAAGAAAGACTGCCTGACGGAAATATCTTGTGAAGGGTAGTGTTTCCTGAATCCCTAGCTCTTGGGTCTTTGACCTTACCCTGAAGGCATGGTGTAGCCCTTAACAAACCGTTAGCGATTCGGTCTTTACTAAACGCCTGAGCCATTGATTCAGTCGGTTGCAGCATCAGGATAGGACAAGGATCGTGATCGATGTGAAATCCGATGATGTTCAAAAGGGCTTCTGACTTGCCTAGCTGCGCCCCAGCCATGACAACGACTTCTTTAACTTTAGGGTCAGAACAGGCGTCCATAATCCCGCGCTGGTATTCTGCTCTGGATGTATACCACTGACCAGCCTCTGAGCTGGACTGACTATCTAACTTTCTATTTGAATCAGCCCAAGAACTAACCGTGAACTTCGGCGGCGGCTTCAATAGCTTCATCCCATTGAATAGGATTGCTTTCGCTTTCGACGTTGTTTCCATAACTGGCAAGCTCTAATAATGTCTCATCAATGAATGACTGTAGAATATCCATGATGACATTGGTTTCCGTTTCATCTCTAATCAATGGCGCTGCTTTCGATGGGATAGATAAAATCTTAGACTTCATATCTGAAAGTATTATTTCCCATTCTTTTGCCACTTCTTCGGTTGCGACTAATACATCGTTTAAATGGTCTAGTTCAAGCTGCGCCTTATCTGCCTGTATTCTGACCAACCTAGATTTCTCAAGTTGATAATCTAATGGCTGGGCAGTATTGCCAACCATTCTTTCTTGAAGATACCGGATATAGCCCTGAACGGCCGGTGCTAACTCATAACGGTTCCTTTCTGTTTTAGGAATAACGCCTTCTTTGACAAGCTGTTGAACCCTGCGTTCCGTGAGTAATAATAACTTTGAAATAGTGCTTACTGGATAAGTCGGGGTTCCTGCTTCACTCATCATTAACCTTTAAGTCGTTAAACTTTCTACCGTCTTCATGAACTGCTTCTTTGCCAGTGAAATCCTGCCAGCGTTTGACAATTACATCGCAGTATTTAGGGTCTAACTCCATCATTCGGCAGTGGCGGTTGTTTTTTTCTGAAGCAATTAATGTTGAACCTGAACCACCAAAAAGGTCTAAAACAACATCCTGCGCTTTAGTGTTGTTTAACATCTGATACTCGATAAGCTCCACAGGCTTCATTGTTGGATGAAGATCATTCTTCTTTGGCTTTGCGACAAAGTCAATGACGGTTGACTGCTTCCTATCTGTTGCCCAAAGGTGAGCCGCGCCATCCTTCCACCCATACAGACAGGGTTCATGTTTCCAGTGGTAATCAGATCGCCCCATAACAATGGACGGTTTATTCCATATTAAACAAGACCTTACGATTTGACCGCAGTCTTTTACTGCACCACGAAAGTTATATGCCTCTAAATCTGCATGCCATATGTAAAAACTAGCCCCGCCTTTCATAACAGAAAATGCGGCCGAAAGTGCGTCAGACAGGAATACCCTAAAATCATCATCCTTCATGCTGTCGTTGGCTATCTTCTGGCCATCAGACCCTTCGTAATCAACGTTGTAAGGTGGGTCGGTTATAAACTGATCAGCCAAGCCTCCGTCCATAAGTCTATCTACCGCGTCGATACTGGTAGAGTCCCCACACATCAAGCGATGGTTTCCCAATATCCAGATGTCTCCTTCAACCGTTACAGGCTCGTCGGGAACTTCAGGCACATCATCTTCATCTGTCAGCCCATCAATTTGTTCAGGAATTAACAGTTTGCTTAACTCATCATCATCGAAACCAGTTAGCGATAAGTCAAACCCGTCATCGTTTAACTGACCAAGTTCTAGCCGTAAAAGCTCATCGTCCCAGCCAGCATTTAAGGCCAGCTTATTGTCGGCAATAATGTAAGCCTTCTTTTGAAAATCATTTAAGTGGTCTAATCGGATGCAAGGCACTTCGGTTAGACCAAGGCGCATCGCTGCTTTCATTCTGCCGTGACCAGCGATAATCATGTTGTCTTTATCGACCAGTACCGGATTGGTGAACCCGAACTCTTTTATGCTCGCAGCCACCTGTGCCACTTGCTCATCGGAATGAGTTCGACTGTTGTTTGCGTAAGGCACCAAGCCTTCAATCGGAAGCATTTCAATCGCTGGTGAAGTTTTCTTTTTCGTCATGATTTCCCCGTATCAACGAAACGAATGATTTATTTTTGTCGCTAGGCGAAAGCCGCGCTCGCGAATAACC